GGAAGAAGCAAGAGCCTGGACTGACTGAAAAGACCCGCGACATGGGGATGTCCTGGCTTACCGTTGCTCTCGCTGACACTGTATGCCTATTCAACAATGGAATAGTCGCCGGATTCGGCTCGCGCAAAGAGGAATACGTAGACAAGATCGGCGCGCCTAAATCGCTTTTTTGGAAGGCCCGGCAGTTCTTGCAACTGCTGCCAGTCGAGTTCCGAGGCAGTTGGGACGTCAATAAACATGCGCCCCATATGCGCATCATATTCCCAGACACAGATTCGGTAATCACCGGAGAGTCTGGCGATGGCATTGGTCGCGGTGACCGAAGTAGCTTTTACATCGTTGACGAATCGGCATTTCTTGAGCGACCCCACCTCGTTGATGCATCACTGTCGGCTACTACCAACTGCAGACAGGACATCAGCACGCCGAATGGAATGGGTAATCCGTTTGCCCAGAAGCGCCATTCAGGGCGCATTCCGGTTTTCACGTTCCACTGGCGCGATGACCCGCGCAAAGATGATGCATGGTATGAGAAACAAAAACGCGAGCTCGACGATGTAACGATTGCTCAGGAAATCGACATCAACTACTCGGCTTCCGTGGAGGGCGTAGTTATTCCTTCGGCTTGGGTTCAGGCGGCCGTCGGGGCGCACATCAAGCTTGGCATTCAGCCAACCGGGATCCGCCGCGGCGCTTTGGACGTTGCAGATGAAGGAAAAGACAAAAACGCCTTTGCTGGCCGGCACGGTTTCTTGCTTGATTATCTGGAATCGTGGTCCGGTAAGGGCAGCGACATCTACCAGACTGTAGTCAAAACCTTTTCCATCTGTGATGAGAACGGGTATGAGGCGTTCGACTACGACGCTGATGGACTCGGAGCCGGTGTGCGCGGCGATGCCAGGGTTATCAATGAGGCACGTCGATTAGACAGCAAGTCTGTTATTCGTGACGACCCGTTTCGTGGGTCAGGTGAGGTATCAGACCCAGACGGCGAGATGGTCCCAAAACGCAAAAACAAAGACTACTTCCAGAACGCCAAAGCCCAATCATGGTGGGCACTTCGCCTCAGGTTCCAGAAAACATACCGCGCTGTTGTCGAGGGAATGGAAGTCGATAGTGACGAAATCATCTCGATTGATCCAAAACTTCCAGAACTCACCGCTCTGACGATGGAACTATCCCAGCCGACTTACACCATCAGCCCTGTCGGGAAGATTTGCATCGACAAAGCTCCTGATGGAACCAAATCACCAAACCTAGCCGATGCGGTGATGATCTGCTTCAACCCGGGCAAGCGCGCCCTAGACGTCTGGCTCCGCCTTTAACACTTAACACAGGAACGGCAATGGCCCGTAACAGAAAACCAACTGTCCGGGCCAAGGGGCCGGTGCGTCAAGCGACGGGTGACAGCTTCGCGAACTTCGAAGCTCGCCTTGGCTGGGGCGCGGACAACATGGCCAGCTCCTCGCAGTACACGCTGACCTATCAATCGCGCAACCGTATGTTCCTTGAAGCCGCTTACCGCGGATCGTGGATTGTGGGTAAGGCCATCGACGCTCCGGCCGAAGATATGACTCGTGCTGGTATCGAAATCAACGGTCTTGACCCTGAAGATTCAGAGCGCATCGAGTCGGCGTTTGTTCGGCTCAAGGTGTGGGATCAGGTATGCGACACCATCAAGTGGGCCCGCCTGTATGGCGGTGCTCTGGCGCTACTGCTGATTGATGGTCAGAACCTTGAAACGGAACTGGATATCGACACCGTCGGCCCTGGTCAATTCAAGGGCCTGTACATCCTGGACCGTTGGATGGTTCAGCCATCGCTGCAAGACGTGGTGACGGATTACGGTCCTGATATGGGCCTGCCCAAGTACTACGACGTCGTGGCTGATGGCTTAGCCGTCCCTAGGGCGCGCATTCATCACAGCCGCGTAATTCGCTTGACCGGCGTTGACCTGCCCTACTACCAGCGATTTGCTGAGAACTATTGGGGGCTTTCTGTTCTGGAGCCGCTGTGGGACCGCCTTGTTTCGTTCGATAGCGCAACCGTCGGCATAGGTCAGCTCGTGTACCGTGCACACCTGCGCAACTACAAGGTAGATGGCTTGCGCGAGATTATCGCCGGGCCGCCCATTGCTATGGAAAATCTGGTTGAGCAGATCAACATGATCCGCCGCTTCCAAAGCAATGAGCACATCACACTGATGGACGCCAAAGATGAGATGGAGGTTCACACCTACTCATTCTCCGGCCTGTCGGATGTGCTGGTCCAGTTCAAAGAGCAGCTATCCGGTGCCCTTGGCATTCCTCTGGTTCGCCTTTTCGGCCAGTCGCCTGCCGGATTGAACTCGACTGGCGAAAGCGACCACAAGACTTACAACGACGGCATTTCGCAAAAGCAAGAACGCGAACTGCGCAACCCGATGCAAACGCTGCTGCGGATTGTGTCGATGTCCGAGTTGGGCGTGCCATGGCCAGAAGACGCCACGTTCGAGTTCAGATCTTTGGATCAGATGTCTGAGGCTGAAAAGGCTGAGATCACCTCGAAAACAACCGAGGCTGTTCTGAAGGCCGAAGAAAGCGGAATCCTGACGAAAGACCAGGCGATGATGGAACTGAAGAACCTGAGCCACCGCACAGGAACCTTTAGCAGCATCAGCAACGACGATATCGAGGCAGCTAAGAAAGAGGCTGAAATGGTCCCGCCTGAGATTGATCAAGAGGTTGAGCCGGACGATCCAGATAAACCTTCAGGTATCGTGGACTCACTGTTTGGCCGTTGGCGTAAGAAGAGATGAAGAATCCATACAAGCTGAGGGGCGTTGAAGAAGAATACGCCCGTAAGCTGCGCCAGGTTGCCGATCAAGTCGGCATGTTCATCAATGGCTTCACGCCCGGTGACATGTCATCCGTTCCAAAGATTACAGACATCCTGCAGCGTTACTCAGAGACCCTTACTCAGTGGGCGGCATCGGCCGCCGGCAAGATGCTGGCAGATGTTGAGCGCCGAGATCGCGCGCTTTGGCTGCAAATCTCTAAGGAAATGTCCGTTGGCTTGAGGAAAGAAATTCGATCCGCACCGACTGGAAACGCCTTGCGAGAACTGCTATCCGACCAGGTGTCATTGATCAAGTCCATCCCCACTGAAGCGGCCAAGCGAGTTCACGAGCTCACGCTTGTCGGCATCGAGAATGGATCGCGCTCGAAAGAGATTGCCGCGGAGATCATGCGCTCCGGAGAGGTGGCGCGCAGTCGGGCCACGCTGATCGCCAGGACTGGGGTTTCTAGTACTGCCACAAATCTTACACAAGCCCGTGCACTTCACATCGGAAGTGAAGGCTATTTCTGGCGAACCGTTGGTGATAGCGATGTCAGGGAATCACATAGAAAAATGAACGGCAAATTTGTCCGATGGGACGAACCGCCAACATTGACTGAAACAAGCGGTACCGGGAAGTCCTTCTCAATGACAGGACATGCCGGATGCGTTCCGAATTGTCGCTGTTACGCAGAACCCATCATCCCAGAATAGCCCGCGCAATGCGGGCTTTTTCATTGAGCCTGCAATGAAATTCCTCACAACAGAGCGGCTTGGCCCCAAGCAATCCCTCACGCCTGATGGATTCCTGCTTTGCCAAGACGTACCAGTCGCAAGGACTGGCGAGATGCAATACCTGCCGGAGGAAATGGACGGTATTGAGCCTGGCAAGGACGGGATCATCACCATCCTCCGCTCTCCTGACGTGGTGTTCTCGCCGGAGTCACTTGCCAGCTTTGAAGGCAAGCCGGTGTGTATCAACCACCCGGAAGAACTTGTTTCACCCGAGACGTGGAAAGAAGTGTCCGTCGGCACGATGCAAAACGTGCGTCGCGGCAGCGGTATCGAAGATGACCTCATGTTGGCTGACCTGCTGGTCACCGATGCCGAGGCTATCCAGCTGATCACGAGCAAGAAAATTCGTGAAGTCTCGCTCGGTTATGACGCCGAGTACGAGCAGATAGCACCCGGACGCGCAGAGATGCGCTCCATGGTGGGCAATCACATTGCCCTAGTTGAGCGAGGTCGATGTGGCCCGCGTTGCAAAATCGGAGACGAAATGCCTCAAGAAAAGCCCAAAAAGAGCGGGTCGGGTATCAAGGATACCCTGCGGAAGTTTTTTATG